TTGGTACGGTGGCGACCATTGGCTCCTTGCGGGCTACTGTGAGAAAAGCGAAAGCGGAAGCGATGAAGGCCGAGGCCGGCGCAGAGGCTATGCGCATAGATAATGCCGAACATGCCACCCGCATTTTGATGGAAAATATTGTAAAACCTCTAAAAGATGAATTCTGTGAAACAAAGAAAGAACTGGCCCGCAATACGCGCGAGATGGCCCGTCTTAGAAAAGCCATTGATACAGCCGGAAACTGTCCTCATCGTGACGATTGCCCTGTGCTTGACAGGTTGCGCGAGTCACCGAAAGAGCATGAATCGGGAAGTCCGGACGGAATCGGCAAGCGCCGACAGCGCGAATGTAAGCCGACGGGCGGGACTGGTGATGGCGGGGATACCGGCGAGTGCGGTGCAGCTGACGATACCGGCGGACAGCCTCCGTAAGCTTCCTGACGGCGCGGTGTACCGTGGCAAGAGCGGACAGGCCAATCTGATTGTAGGGACTGACGGTAGCGGTAACCTTGTGGCCGAAGCCTCGTGTGACAGCCTGCAACAGTTGGTGCTGTGGTATGAAGAAGAGCTGACACGCATCCGAAACGAGACCAATAGTGAAACTTCGAATGACGTTCAAACAGTAGAAAAACGTCCTCCGAACCGGATGCGGACGTTTATCACAGGTGTATTGGCCGGCTTATTGGTCGGTGTGTTATTAACCATCAAACTTTATAAACGATGAACAAGAATTTTATGTACGGTATCGGTGCCGTGAAATACAATGACTTCGTGATAGGCTATATTGAAAAAGGCTCGTTTGACCTGAACGGCCAGAAGCCCGAAGCTGCAAAGATTGAGGCGGAACAGGCACCGGGTGCCCCCGTGCTGATCATTCCGCAGAGCAACGGTAGCATCGCCCCCACATTCAACGTAATCCAGACGGACTACAAGAACTTGCATGCCATGCTGGGCGGCACGCTGCACTATGCGAAAGAAGACAACGAGAAGAAGAACCCAATAGGCTGGACTGCTCCACAAGCCGCCCTGCTGATGCAAGGTCCTTTCGAACTGGAACTGGTGAGCGGACGGAGCATCCTGATACCGAACGGCACGCTGCTGAGCAACCTGGGCGGTAAGCTGACGCTTACGGAAACGGCCAAGATAGAATGTACGTTGGAGGTGGCTATGCCGGAGGACGGTTCGCAGCCCTACGGCGTGTTTGACTCGGAAACCCTGCCCGAAGAGTGGGGAGAGCACAAGCTGCCTGCTGCGGGAGCAGCGGCGGCTGCCTCGGTTCAAAGTGAGGAGGTCACAAGCAAGGAGGGATAGTGTATGGCTGACCGGCTGGAACAACTGATAGAAATGGAGTGTGCGGATGCGCTGCTGGACAGCGGCGTGTCCGTTCCTCTTAAAAGGTGGAAGCTTCCGTGGCTGAAATGTCCGTTGGAGGTGCGTGTGACGATGAAGCGTCCGAGACTGCGCGGGCAGATTCTGCTGGCGAGGGAATACCTGAAGATGGGTGTTGAACCCGGGTGGCAGCCGAAGGACAAGACCGAGGAACTAAGCTTTGTAGCGGAACATGGCAAGGCTGTGAGCCGTCTGCTGGCCTATACGGTGTGCCGGGGCTATGTGTCGCGACATGTAGGCATTGGGGTGACGGCATGGGTGCTTCGGAACTTTGTGGAGTGGCGCTATCTGACGGCTATGTTCCGGACATTCGAGCGTCTGATGGGCACGAAGGATTTTATGCGTATTATCAGCTCGGCGGCGCGGGCGAACCCGATGACTCCGAGACTGAGCCAGGCAAGGATGGGGAGTTAAGGATCCGGTATGAGGGTTCCCATAGCCCTTTCGGCTTCGTGTGGCAGATAGCATCGGCAACGGGCTGGAGTGTGGACTACATTCTGGACGGTGTGAACTACCAGACACTGATACTGATGCTGAGCGACGCGCCGCGGTATGTGCGGCAGAAGAGGGGCAGCGGTAAGTGTGACCGCCACCCGGAGCGCAGCGCCGAGGATGAGGCGAACGATATAATAGGATTTTTTCAAAGCAAACTGGAATGAGCAAACCTGTAGAAGTTGAATTTTTGATGAAGGATAACCTTACGCCCGGTATGAATAAAGCCGAGCGTGAGGCGCTGGAACTGCGTAATACCGTCAGATTGTTGGAGGCTGAACTGGAAAGGCTGCGCCTTGCCGGTGAGACGGCTTCCCCAAATCTGGACCAGAGTGCCAATATCGCGCAGATCCATGCACTGGAGAAGCAGCTTGATGAATTGCGCGGCAAGTTGAAACTGCTGCAGGAGGAATCGGAATCCGTGCAGGTCACCCCTGCAGATGTACCCAATGCACAGCGACAGTTCAATGGTCTTCACAACAGCATCCAGCAGATGGCGCGTGAAATGCCTTCTTTGGCCATGGGACCGCAGATGTTCTTCCTGGCCATATCCAACAACCTGCCGATTTTTACGGACGAACTGGCCCGTGCCCGGAAAGAATACGATGAGCTGCAGAAGTCCGGCAAGAAAGGCACACCGGTATGGAAGCAGGTTCTTTCCTCACTTTTTTCCTGGCAGACGGCCATGACCACCGGCATCATGCTGCTGGTAATGTACGGTGACGAAATCTGGGATTGGACGAAAAACCTGTTCAGTGCCAAAAAAGGCGTGGATGAATTCAACATATCGCTGAAGGAAATGACCGAGATAGAGAAGGACGGACGTGCCCAGATGGTGCGTACCCGCTTTGAACTGAAATCGGTTATCAATGAAATAAAGAACTTCACCGGCAGCAAGGAACAGGAAAAGGCCAAGGTGGAGGAACTGAACCGCAAGTACGGGGAATCTTTCGGGTATTATAAAACACTTTCCGAATGGTATGATACCCTTATCCAAAAGAGCGAGGAC